CGCTACGCTTTTCGCTACGCTTTTCGTTGCGCTTTTCGCTACGCTTTTCGCTACGCTTTTCGTTGCGCTTTTCGATACGCTTTTCGCTACGCTTTTCGCTACGCTTTTCGTTGCGCTTTTCGCTACGCTTTTCGCTACGCTTTTCGTTGCGCTTTTCGTTACGCTTTTCGCTGCGCTTTTCGTTGCGCTTTTCGCATTCGGCGACCGTTTCACAGTCAATTTATGTTTTTTGACATTGTAAATATGCTCAAAATGCTCCATCGGCGCATATTTTAAAAACCACTCTTCGTATTCGGGATCGCTGCGCTTGAGTTGCTGGTACTTTTCGGCTTTTCCGGCTTTGATGTCGTCCAGCGTCTCCTGCTTGCCGTAGCAGGTTGCGCCGTACCGCCGCAACAGCCCGGTTTGTTTCAGCCGGTTCCGCTGCTGAAGGTCGTGCAGCTGCTTGCACATGCACCGAATGCGCGCCACGTCGTAGTACGGCTTGTCCGTGTACAGCATGGCCAAATAGAGGCTCAGCATGGTGTCCGTGCTGGCAACGCGCACATGTTTTTTTCCGACTTGAATCACGTTGTAGCTGTGACACGCCACCGGCTTGTAAATGAACGCAATCGGGTCAGGGTTCTTGCCGTTGCCTACCGCAATCTCGTAATGTTCCGGCACAATTTCGCCAATGCCCGAGTGCTTTGTCACAGCTATGCCCTTGAAGTCGTTGTCTTCCAGGCGCTCTTTGAGCTTGCCGGCGCTGGCCTCGGGGTCCATGGCCAACACGTCAAAGTGCGGTATTTGCGCAAACAGCGCCTTCTCCGGTCTCGGCAAATACCGCGCGTACTGCGAAATGGCGTACCCCCCGAAAAACACCAGGTCTTGGTCTATGAACGCATTGCGCACCGCGCGAAACAGGCGCACTTCCTTAGACTCGGGCGCACCTTCATGCTCAATTTCATCCGCGGTGGGGCTTTGCATAAACCGCTTCTGCCCTTTCGGCCCTTTCGGCCCTTTCGGCGTTTGAAACGGCAGCATTGCCTGGTTGGGAGCGCAGCCCTCCGCCCTAAAGGGGTGGTGCTTGTTTAATAGAGCCAGCCGCTTGCTCACCTTTTCCCAGCGCGACACGTCGCCCTCCGGCCGCGACAGCTCCAAATGCATGCCCATGCGCAGCAGGTTCGGCGGCGCAAACGGGATGCCGTCCACTTTGATCGCCTCCGCCCGAATGTTCTTGAACAGCGTCGGGTCCAGCTGCGTGATGTCGGCGATGCCCACGAAATTCACGAACACCTTGTACGTGCCGTGGTGCATGCCCGACTTGGCCTCCACCTCCGAATACCCGTTCTCGTAAAACTCGTCGGCCAGGTGCTTGGCGTGCTCCAGCGCGTTGGGCGAATAAAAATCGTAGTCCGGGATCTCCGTTTTTTTGTCGTAGAACTGCGCCTCCTCCGGCAAAATGTTATTAATCGCCGTGCCGCCGTAACACACCAGGTCCTGCTTCTTTATGAAGCGCTCCACGATGGCGATCATGTCCTTGATTTTGGGGTCGCTCGTTTTTTTGGCGCCAATCTTGGCCTCTATGGTTTCAACCGCCTGCTTCACCAGCGCTTGTTCCAATTCGTCCGCACTGCTCATGCAATTATGAATTGCTTATACATTTTTCATGATATAAATAAATTTTTAATAATTTGATAAAATAAGACAATCCGACAATAAGACGGATGCAAATGGATATTGTTTATAGTTCCACCGAATTGCTTAATATAAAACCATTGACGGTTGTAAATGGAAACGCATGTTATGAAATTGAAGTTAAAGACAAAGAATGTCCGTTTAAACACAAGTTTATGTGTACACTGCAATCCACCAATTTCATCGCCATGATGCATGCCGGCAACCTTCATATATTTAACTTGATGCACGATCGCATGTTCCCAGAGGATTTTAGAAGTTACATTGATGCAAATCGTGAACATTTAATTAAAATTTTAAATTTATCAGGTGTACGACGAAATAAAGCATTACATGAATTCAATACGAATAATCCACATAACCTTGCGATTATCAAACCAAACTCACCACCATGCGACGAGTTTCTAGATCTGACCGTTGCAAAAGGGATTATCCACACATTAAATATTGAACTTCAACCGACATGTCCGGGGGTTTATTTACACATTGACTACCTTACATCATTTCCCATGGGAAGTACTGTATCAATGTATTCAGAATTGTGGTTGGATTATTTTATGAGACCACCGCTATTATTGTGCTTAATGCATGGAAATGAGTGCGTTTCGTCCATAACAATGAAGGTGCGCGAGCGCGAGATTAATATTGATTCTAAGAAGGTGCGCGAGCGCGAGATTAATATTGATTCTAAGACGAACAAACGATATGAAGGGCGAAAGTTTAACACCTTACTGCGAGCGGTTGCAATAATGATATCAAAAGGTCTTAGTGCTGAAGTATTGACATCTGATGCAACAAACAAGATATCGGCAAGGTTGATGATAACACTGTTTAATGCAACCAGATTAGATAAAACCGCGTTTAGGTATGAAACCCTTGATGAACTTAATAAAATAATTGATGATGATTTTAGTGGTGAACATAGAGGCACGGAAACGCGTGTTGAATTGAATGAGGAAAACATTGCAAGGGCAACAAGTGTATTTCATGACACCCTTAAAAGAATGAACTGCACCCCACTTGCTGGCGGACTCAAACGAACCAGGAAAACAATGAAGCAAAGGAAGCAAAGGAAATCAAAGAAACCAAATAAGACAAGGAACCAAAAAATTTTGAAACCGGAATTAATGATCTGATAAAACAAAATAATTTAGAATAATTTAATAATGTAATGTGTATATATAAATAATAATGAATGGCGCAGCAGCAGACGACTTCGTGTTAGTAGAAAATAGTGATGATGGATAAGACATCCCTGCCCCATCTTTGAGATTGGGTAGTCATGTTATAATGAAAGAGACTTACTTACCGCTGTTTAGAGATGAGAATAAACATATTTACATTAAAAACCCAAACAACAATAATCAACCCATGAATATTGCAAATAGTCTTGATGATCTGTTTGATAGGTTATATGTTAAATGGCGTAAAGAAACCGACATGGTTGATGTGGGACTGGAAGCAACCAATCCTGGTGCAACTCGTTTATTGAGAGATGACCTACCTAACGATTTTGGGGGATCTAAAAATAAATTCAGGAAAAAAGCATCTCGTCGTCGTGGAAAACATTCTCGTCGTGGAAAACATTCTCGTCGTGCATGAATGAATAGAACCACAGACAAGGAAGTCAAGTTAGGGTATATTCAACGTATTTGTAATCCCCGACACAACCGCAGTGGACGCCAGCAAAAAGAACGCCGCGCTAAACACGATTGTCCGGTCAAACGCGGTGAATTCCGCATGCTTTGTCCACGGATTGAACCGCACCAGCAAAAACCCGATGATGAAATACTTCAACACCGCGTTTAGCGTATCCAGGTAATCCGGCGCAACCGTCGCAACGCCCAGCAGCGCTATCGCATACAACCCGTACCAAGCGTACAGCACCGCATAGTAGAACCGTTGGATCCACTCCTTCATTGTCGTAGTCGCGCGTCCGTAGCCCGTAATCGCGTTTAAACATTCGCAATATTATTTATTCGTATTATAATAACTGCAACCAAACAACTGTACACCCCCTAATTTTTGTTTTGCAATGAACCTGGAACTCTCCAAATTTGACATGCGCTCCATCAGCTTTAGGCCCGACGAAAACAAGGGCCCCGTCATCGTCCTCATCGGCCGCCGCGACACCGGCAAAAGTTTCCTCGTCCAGGACCTCATGTTCCACCACCAAGACATCCCCATCGGCACCGTCATCTCCGGCACCGAAGCCGGCAACGGCTTCTTCGCCGCCCACGTCCCAAAACTCTTCATCCACGACGCTTATAATACCGCCATCATAGAAAACATCCTCAAGCGCCAAAAAGCCGTCCTCAAACAAATGAAAAAGGAGATTGAAACCTACAAACGCTCCAACATTGACCCCCGCACCTTCGTCGTCCTGGACGACTGCCTATACGACAGCAAATGGACCAAGGACGTCATGATGCGGCTCCTCTTCATGAACGGGCGTCACTGGAAGATCATGTTAGTCATCACAATGCAATATCCTCTCGGCATTCCGCCCAATTTGCGCACGAACATTGATTACGTGTTTATCCTGCGCGAGCCCTACATTGCCAACCGCAAACGCATCTACGAGAACTACGCGGGCATGTTCCCCACGTTTGAGAGCTTTTGTCAGGTGATGGACCAGTGCACCGAGAATTTTGAGTGCTTGGTGATCAATAACAATGCGAAATCCAACAAACTGCAGGAGCAAATCTTCTGGTACAAGGCGCAACAGCACGGCCCGTTCAAGCTGGGCTCTAAGGAATTCTGGGAAATCTCCAAAGATCTGCACTCGGATGATGAAGAGGAGAACTATGACCCCAAAAACTCGGGTAAAAAGGGGCCCAAAATCAACGTAAAAAAGAGCAAATGGTGAAAAGCGCTCCCGCAATTGCGTGAGCGCTTCACATTTGGGTGGAGCGCTTTGCAATCTTGCTTCAAAATCACTTTTTCATAAACTAATTTAACATTATTAATCTTGCTCACGCACATCCGTGAACAAGATTGTATAAACCCCGTTTTCAAAATATAAAAGCGCATTTCATGCTCCGCTCAATCAGTTGCTTTTATAAATCATGCACACGAGTTTTAAAATCATAATGCATAAAACAACTTAAACAGAGTCCGCTTATGCATAGTATAAACCCATACCACCATGGAACCCGCAACACACCCACCCCAGGAGCTGAACATCGTTGAGCTCATTGAGAAAAACCCCATCACCCGTCTGTCGCATGAATACAATGGACGGCTATTAACGAAAATTCAGGAATCATTCACTGGATTTGAACAACAGTTGTTTGTGAGTAGCTTTTATTGCTACTTGAATTATGACAAAAACTTGGATTTTGTTGTTGATTTGGGCAATGTATGGAATTGGTTAGGTTTTCAGCAAAAACAACATGCAAAAACCATGCTTGAAAAGAATTTTAAAATTGATATTGATTACAAAAACATTGAGCATCAAGAAACTCCCAAAAGTCATGGCGGTCACAACAAGCAAATCATCATGCTCACCGTTCGTTGTTTCAAGTCGCTGTGTCTGAAGGCACAAACAAAAAAGGCATCAGAAATCCACGAGTATTACATGAAGATGGAAGAGGTTTTGCATCAGGTCGTGGAAGAAGAGACGGATGAACTCAAACAGCAATTGGAACAAAAAAACGCCGTCATTCAAGAAAAGGAATCCATGCTCCAAGAAAAGGACTCCATGATCCAATCCACGAAGAAGGAGAAGCAGCGCGCCGTGGAGCAGGCCATCATTGGCCAGTTCCCGTTGAACACGGAGTGCATCTACTTTGGCACCATTGACAACACGAACGCCGACAACGAGAAGCTGATCAAATTCGGCCACACGAACGACCTCTCCACTCGCGTAATGGACCACCGCAAAAAATACCAAAATTTCGTGCTGGTTGCCGCCTTCCGGGTTCAAAATAAGGTGGAGATAGAGAACCTGATCAAAACGTATCCGAAGATCAAGCGCCACATCCGCAGCATTGAAGTGGGCGGCAAGAACAAGACCGAAATCATTGCATACGACAGCACGAACTTCACGATTGAGCGCCTGAAGAAACACATCGCCGACATCCTTCATTCGCGCACGTACAGCATTGACAATTTCAACCGGCTGATGCAGCGCAACGAGGTGCTGGAAGCCGAGAACCGTGAACTGCAAAAAACGGTGGCAAACCAGTCCCTAGAACTGACCGAGTTGCGGGAACTCACGGCCAAACAGAAGCAGGAGCTGGAGGTGGTTGCTGCGGGACACCAATCCGTCTATCAGAACGTGCTGCTGCCGGAGGACGAGCTGACGCAGAAGTTCAACGACTTCATCAAAGTGGCGTGCATTGTGCGCCCCGACGTGGAGGAGTCGTCGGTGAGCATGGAGGGTCGGTTCCGGCTGTGGTGTCAAACCAAGCCGACGAAGGAAACGTTCCACGCGCTGAAGAATTATCTGGACGTGCGGTTCAAGGCCAAGCGCATTCGCGGGGTGCACGGCTACCTTGGCGTGAAACTGAAAACGGTGGAATACAAAAAAATGCCAGCATCGGATGTATCTATGAGCCCGAGTGTGGATACGTTTTTGTTTGAACGGTGCCAATTTTCGGACTGCGGCAAGGTTCTAAATTCCGTATTACTGAAAGAGTACCAGAAATGGAAACAGTCGGTTGGACTGGCAACAACCGAGACAGACATGAAGGATTTGAAGGCGTATTTGAATGCGTCGCCGCATGCGCTGAAAGCGACCGTCTGGACCGAACAGGGAAACAACGAGGGATACTATGGCGTGTCGTTGCGCGAGGATTATTATGCCATGACGAATGCAGCCACCAACAACCCAATATGCACGTCAACGACCGGCAAAAAGGTGGAAAAGAGGGAGGCGACCACGCACCAGCTGTTGAGCTCTTGGCCCACGATTGCCAACGCGGCGTTGGCGGAAGGCGTGTGCGCCGCAAAAATGAGCCGATGCGTCAAGGCCAAGACGGTCATTGCCGATTATTACTACTGTAATGGGGGACATGCGTCCCCCCTTTAACCCCCCTGGTCATTGGATCATGGATTCGGATGTAATGTGCGTAAAAATGAAATACTAATCCGGATGGATTAAATTGTTTGTTGTATTATTTGCTTGAATTTCTCTCTAATCCAACCTTCAAGAAACCCATAAACCTGTTTTAGAAGGACACAACATGTGACTTTGGGTGCCATCGGTTACCATGTTTGACAAATTCAATTGTGTAAAACGAGAGAAAATGGATAAAAATAATATTACAATAATACATTTGACAAGCGCGTCATTCTCGGCCTGGTTTGCGCCGACTTGGATCGCGTAGTCGCCGTTGAAAATCTCGGAGTACATCATGATGGTGACGTTGTTACATATAAAAATTTAAATCAATTTTTACATATTGAAACCATTGATTTAAATTTTTAAATTTAACAACACGTGGTTCATTCCTAACACTTCCACCGTTTCCCGCAATCAATGCAGGTGACAAAGGTGGTCATGGGTTCGTCGCCCGACCGCGTTTGCAGCTGGTAGTATGTGCATTTCGTGGACCGGCACTTGGAGTTCGGGCATGTGAAGTTGTCGGTGGACGCCTCCACCTTGGTTTCGTATTTGTGCTTGTCGCGCAGCTGCTTCGTTTTAATGAGCGCGCTCCACTTGTCGGGATTCATTTCTTGGTGCGTCATGAATGCCAGCTCGTGCGTCTTTATTTGTTTCGTGGTAATGAGCTGAATCACGGGGTCATTCGCCATGCTGATGCAGACGGTGCGCAGGCGGTCGGCATAGATTTGCACAAAGTACCCGTTGTCCCATTTTTTCACGATGTTTTTGGTGTCCGATTCGCGCAAGGTGTAATTGTAAATGCCGCGTTCCAGGTTGAGAGCCGCATTGGCGGCTGCCTCCGGCGTCATACCGAACGCGGGGGCCGTGAATCTTGTGGCCAACTTGACGCGAACATTTTTCCGGAACTCGTCCGGGTTTGCAATTTGCAGTGCGGTGATGGAATACGCGTTCGGAGCGGCGGCCATTAGGGTTTAGAGGGGTTCTGTTCGGTTCTGTAATACATGCATTTGGCGCCCTTGTCTTTATTCAATTTTTTACAATATGTAAAAAAATGAATTGAAAATCTATTTGTTTGGCTAAAATCAAATCAAATGCGTTCCGTGTTCCAGATGGTGTTGCACACCGCGCACAAATAAATGTACTTCAGCTGAATGTCGTCATACCGCAGATAGATGACTTCGCGGGGGACGGCGTCGCTTGCATTGGCCGCGTTTGTATTGGCCGCGCTTGCATCATTTTCTTCCTGTCCGACAATGGTGGCTCGGTCTGCAAATTGGGTGGGGTTGTGGTTGCGATTGCACGGGCACTCGGAATTGGGGCACAGGATTGTGCTGATTCGCGGCAGCGTGGGATCCAGCTTGGTGTATTTGTTCACCATGTTGGCGTGAGTGGTCGCGGTTTGTTGCAGACACGTCTGCGAAACTACCAAATTGTCAATGGTGATTGTGTCGTCTTCGTGGCCGCAGTTGCGGCAATAATACACAATACCATTGGCGTCGGTCAACCGAATGTAGTACATGTTTCCGCACACGGTGCAGAAATGCATTGGACTGTTGTTTGTTGTTTGGTTGCTCTATGAAGTAATCCGATATTGTTTAATTCAATTTTTGGAGCAAATCATTCAATTCACGGGGTTGTTTCCTGTTTTTCCCATGATGGTCCAGGTGGATATAAAGTGTGTGGGACTGGTAAAGGCATAGACAAACCTGAAAATTATCCCTATTGTCGAGCATATTATAAATTACCAGGAACTACAGATAGACCAAATTGATAAACTTATAGGCCATGAAGAAACTTGTCCCCACTGCAACAGATTGCAATACCAATGCACATGTATTCAATTGCAAATCATGCAAACCCGTTCTTTAAATGCCCGTAATATTGCCGCATAATTTATTGTCGCGGTGATTTGGTACACGTGAGCGGTTCGCAGCACCTCCGGGTGCGGGTACTGCGCCGACAACGCGGTCAGTCGGAGCAAATGATGCAGATGATGCTTTTTAAACTCGGCGCACATGTGCGTATAGAACTGCTCGTGGTACTCAATGTCGGCAATGTACTGTTTGAACGTGTCCAGCGATTTCAGCAAGTGCAGCATGCAAAACTCGTAGGTTTTGCATTGAATGATGCGGTGGTACGCGTCGTAGTCCGGATTTTTATCGGTGATCCCGGGCTCGTTCAGCAAGGGCTTGTTGTCCAGCAACGACATGAGGGTGAGCAGCACGGACTTAATGGTCTGGCACCCGCTCCACTGCTCTCCGCGCCACGAGTTCAAAATGCTGACGCACACCTTGCGCGATTTGTACATGTTGGGGTGCATGCGCGTCTCTCCGTCGTTGGTTAAAAATTCCACCACCGGCGGGGCATGCGGGTAATCCGGCGGGAACCGGAACTTGAAGAAGTAGTACCCGCCGTGGTAGAGCGAATCCGGCGGCCCCATCAGCAGCGCGTACCCGCACAGCATGTTGGTTTCGCTGTGTTTGTAATAGATGCCCAACTCCGCGCATGCCATCACTTCGCGCACGTCCTTCAACAATCGCAGCGTGGTTTCCTTGCTTATAAACACAGGGGCAACAGGGGCAAGAGGGGCAACAGGGGCAGGCTGCGTCATTTTCATGCAATCCCGACGTTTTGTTTATGTCTGTTTTTTTGATAATTCTATTTCCGCAAAATGAAGTGGGCCACTTTTTTGAGATGTCCTCTTTTTAGAACATTTAGTAAAAAATTGAAATAAAAAAATGTGAATGGAGTATATCAGCAATTGCGAATCAAACCCATGGCGTCAATGAAATCAACCACGAAGACAATTTCGCCGTTTGACGCGTTTATGAAGCAGAGGTATTCAAAAAAGGGAGAACAACACACGCACACGCGCATTGGAAGCGATAAGCTGGGTATTTCCGGAGGCGCATACACCGTGCTGCCGGATGACATTGGGGAGTTCTACAGAAAATACACGGATCATGTGTTCATTCAGGGTCGCCAGGAGTATCTCACCGAGCGCCAGCTGCCGGACAACGGCCCCGGGTTGATTGACATTGACGAGCGCTACGCTCCGTCCGTGGAAACGCGCCAGCACACGAAAGAGCACATTTCCAACGTGGTGGAAATGATCATTGACCAGTTGTCGGATTTGGTGGTGCTGACCCCCGGCACGCTGCTCCCCATTTTCGTGTTTGAAAAGCCGGACGTGAATCTGCTGGAAGACACCACCAAGGATGGCATTCACATTCTCATTGGCATGAGAATGGATCGCGCGCTGCAGATGATGCTGCGCAAGCGCATGCTGGCTCAAATGCCGGCCATTTGGGGCGACCTGCCGCTGACCAATTCCTGGGAAGACGTGCTGGACGAAAGCATTGTGCGCGGATCAACGAATTGGCAACTCTACGGCTCTCGGAAACCCGGGCACCAAGCGTACGTGCTGAAGTACTGGTACGTGATGAATCTGGACGAAGAATGCACGCTGGGATTTCATGAGAAAAGCGTGTCGTTCTTTGACGTGCGGGTGAATTTCCAGCTGTTAACTGCGAAGTACGCGTATCACGCCGGGTTTGAAATCGCAGACGCGGTCAAAGAGGAGCACGCGGCAGTGAAGCAAAGCATCGGCGCGCCCAAGCAGCGGCGGGTGAAGTCGTCAGTTGGTGGCGTTGCCACCGATTCCAACAATGATGGATCTGAAAAGAAGATCGTGTTCCAACCTCCGCCCGTGGAATTCATTCAGCTTGCCGACATAACCGACGAAGCCAAGCTGAACACGGCCATTGAACAAATGTATGCGTCCATTGAACAGCGCGCGTACGAGTTGCGCGAAACACACGACTACACCATGTGTTTGCCCGCGGCGTATTACGACAACGAACCGAAATGGATTCGCGTGGGCTGGGCGCTGCGCAACACGAGCCCGCACCTCTTCCTTACGTGGATCGCGTTCAGCGCCAAATCCGCCAAGTTTGCGTACAACATGATCATTGAGTTCTACGACAAGTGGCAGCAGTTCGGGATGAACACGCCGGCGGACGGCCGCTGCCTGACCAAGCGCTCCATCATGTTTTGGGCCAAGACCGATGCGCGCGAAGCTTACAATGATATCCGCCGCAAAACCAACGAGTTCTACATAGAGGAAACCCTGAAAACAAAAGAAGCCACCGACGTGGATTTGGCGCACGTGGTGTTCAACTACGCCAAAGACAAATTCGTGTGCGTGAGCATCAAGAACAACGCGTGGTATTCGTTCAACGGGGACCGGTGGGAGGAGTGCGACTCGGGCAACGCGCTGCGTCTCATGATTTCCAAGGACATTTACACCATGTACCACTCCAAGCAAATTGAAAACACGGCGCTGATGAACCAGGAGGACCCCGGCAGCGACGAGTGGAAGGACAAGAGCATGCGCGCGGAAAAATACACGGAGATTTGCGTGCGGTTGAAAACCACCACGTTCAAGAACAACATCATGAAGGAAGCGCGCGAGCTGTTTTACGACAAGAACTTTGTGGACACGCTGGACACCAACGCGCACCTCATGTGCTACAGCAACGGCGTGATTGATTTCACGGAGAAGCGCTTCCGCCGAGGCCAGCCGGACGACAACATCAGCAAGTGCACCAACATTGACTACGTGCCGCTGGACCGCGCCAAGCACGCCGCCACGATTGCCGAAATCAACGACTTCATGGTGCAGCTATTCCCGCTTGAGGAGTTGCGCAACTACATGTGGGACCACTTGGCGTCGTGCTTGATCGGCATCAATCGCGACCAGACGTTCCAGATTTACGTGGGCGCGGGCAGCAACGGCAAGTCCAAGCTGACGGAACTCATGTCGCGCTGCTTCGGCGAGTACAAGGCCACCGTGCCCATCACGCTGATCACGAACAAGCGCAACGGGATTGGCGGCACGTCGTCCGAAATTGCGCAGCTCATGGGCATCCGATACGCCGTGATGCAGGAGCCCTCCAAGGGCGACCAAATCAACGAGGGCGTGCTGAAGGAGGTGTCGGCGGGCGACCCGCTGCAGGGGCGCGCGCTCTACAAGGACATGGTCACCTTTGTGCCGCAGTTCAAGCTGGTGGTGTGCACGAACACCATGTTTGAAATCAAGAGCAACGACGACGGCACGTGGCGCCGCATTCAGAAGGTGGACTTCATGTCCAAATTCTGCGACGAACCGAACCCCGAGGGTGACGTGGACAACCCGTATCAATTCAAGATTGACCGCATGCTGGACGAGAAGCTGAAGCGCTGGGCGCCCACGTTCATGTCCATGCTGGTGGAGCACGTGTTCAAGACGAACGGCCTGGTGAAGCCGTGCAGCATGGTGACGGCCAGCAGCCAGAAATACCGCCTCGGGCAGGACTACTTGTCCGAATTTGCGCGCGACAAGATTAAGATGCAGCAAGGCGGGCGCGGCATTAAGAAGACCGAGCTGTATGAAACGTTCAAGCAGTGGTACGTGCGCGGGCACGGGCGCGATGTGCCGAAGGGCGCCGAGGTGTACGAATTCATGGACAAGAAGTTCGGCAAGTACACGAACGGGGCATGGCGCAACGTGGCCATCATCTACGACGATGATGAGGATGGCCATCAGGCGGGCCAAGATGAAGCTTAGAACCGCGTGAAGATTAGAACCATGAACCACGAACCATCAATGCAAAAATAAAATGTATTATTTTTTATTTCATAAATATAATACGTAATCAAACCAATGAGTAGTGCAAGCGCAGCGAATTCTCAGAACATGCAGTTCCAGCAAATGGAACTGATGTCGCAACTGACCAACGTGATAAATGCGGCAAATGCGGAATGCGCAAAGGGGACCAAGTGCTACGACCAGCAGCGCATCACGGATACAAAAAACAAGTACGACGCTGCCGTGATTGTTGCGAATAATGCGCCAAAAATGGTGGAGACCGCGCACTACGATTATTTGGTGGCGTCCAAGGGGGAAACGGCTGCAAAAGAAGAATTGAAACGGCAGTACATGGAAACCGGAATGCAAGAGCGCGCAACTGCAACCGCGCAGTTTGAGGGGTTTTACAGGGGCGTGACCGACATACTCACGTCGGACGACGCCAAACACGAATTGGCGGATATCAAAATGCAGTTTTACGCGTTAATGGAGAAATATCCCCAAACGTACGCCAATTTTAAAATGACGCCGAACCTGCCGAGCGCGAGGGATGCGCACGATAGAATGGACGCCGAACTCACAAAGCTGTACGGCCGCATGTTTTTGTTTAGGGGGACCATGGAAAAGAGACAAAATGACAATGAAGCAGCCATAGCGAAGCTTGCCCAAGAGAGCGCGGGGTTGAATGCCGAGTTTGAGGAAAGAACCGCCAGCCTGAACAGCAAGAATGCGTTGATGTCGCAAATGCCGTTCACCGTGGGGTCGGGGCGGGATGTGAGCGTGATAGAAGCATTCACCCAACTTCCCGGTTGCAAAAAAAATGGTTCCGTAAATATTAACTGCCCGTGCGTCGAATCCGAACAAACCACGTGTTCGGCAAGCTGCGGAAATTGCCCAAACACTAATGCGCGTTCTCTAGTGGTTGAATCTGCCAGCATTGCAAAACGGGCCTACATACATGCGGTGTGCCGCATCCTTTATTTGCTGATCGGGATTTGCGTTGTGTCGTATTTCATATATCAACTGGTTCGCAGTCCGGACTCCGTGGTTCTGAATGACGCGCGGGCATTCACCAACAAAACATACGATGCGGTAGCCGCGCGAGCACGAGAAATTCCAAACCCGATGGGTAATAACCCGATGGGCATGACGGGCAGGGGCAATGCGATGGGAGCGCGAAGAATGTATTGATGTATCCAAAATCAAAATAATAATATTTTAATATTTTAATAATTCAAACAAGATTAAACCATGCGCCATGACACGCTGAACGGGCAAAACGAACACACCGTGTACGTGAAACGGTCGTACATGTACGAACTAATTATGCTGATGATTATTGCATTCATTGTGTTGGTTATCATTATACGCAACTTGACATCCGACACGGTGACCGACGGCGGGTACGCCATTTGTTGGGTCATACTGATTATGTTCATGATTACGGTTGTCAGCTATTTTGGATACTTGTTTGGCATCGGGTTGCCGCCGGTCTTGCAGCCTTTGCAGCAGCCTTTGCAGCCACAATCCGGCTCCGAAGGGCCGGTCATTCGCATTCATTATGTGTAGTGTAGTGTAGTGTAATGTGTAAATAAAATATAATGATTATTATAGTTAACGCAATAATACAATAATCAATACAATAATCATTTTTTTATGGCATCCAAACTACAATTTGACAAGTTGGATAAAACAAATTGCGTGTGGGGGCGCATACCTGCGCCTGGCCGAAGTGGCGACGGTTACAAATATTTAGGTGACTTTGACACATACGAGCAATGCGCCTCCAGCGCCAACATTGACCCCAATGCGAAAGCAATCACGCATCACGGCACAAAATCGGGCGGGTATTCGCGCCAGTGCTTTAGCATCAACGACAACAACACGCGGGTTGAAAATCAGAATGACACAACGTGCGGCATAGCAAAACCCAAACCGGTTTCCCTTCAAGAGAAACGCGAGAATTTAGCAGACGCGCAGGAAAAGCTCGCAAAATTGAATCAACTCATTGCAAATTATAACCAATTGTACCAAACGTATTTGCAGGAGGTTGAAGCCGACGTGAGCAAGCAAAACCCGACGCACCGCAAGTATCCGTACACCGTAAAAAACCAGAACGCATTTGAAAACGTCATCAAGCCGGCTGATCCGTTTCCGGTCAATGGCACCGAAGACGCGTGTTTCAAATCCTGCGCCGATAATAAGGAGTGCGTGTACGCGCTGTATTCCAATTCAGGGTGCGGCATTGAATGCAACCCGAACAAGTGCTTGCTGTATGGCGCGGATGCGGACGGCGTTGTGCCTACCAAAGAGGCTCAATCCACGTTGCCCAAATGCCCCACCTCGGAACCGGATGAAAACAGCAGCTGTCCATACTGGGCAAGCATAGGAGAGTGCGATAAAAACCCGGGGTACATGTTGTACCGATGCAAGACGTCGTGTAAAGTGGTTTCAACCGACGCGTGGTGCAAGAAATTCCATGACGCGATCTCCAATAAAACCATCCCGGCGATGGTGATACGAACCGGCGGTTCAAACTGGCGCAGTTTTGCACAGCAAATGCCGGGTAAGGTCGCCACCTCGTACGAAGAACGACCCAAACCGCCCTGCAAAGATGGATGGTGGCAAAACGGCAATGAATGCCTGCAAATATGCTCCCTAAATTCCTCAACCCGACACCCAGATGGAACGTGCATTTGCAACCGTGGAGGGTCCAACCAAAATTGCAATTGGATGGACTCGTCCTTCAAATGCGTGAACAACAGCTGCAAACGAATGCGGGGCGTGACAGGGGACGACGCGCCGTTTGCCGTGGATTTGACCACAAATATACAGTGGTGGGGGCCAGATACCCAGTTTTCGGACGTCAATTACGCACAGCGTAATGAAATCAGTCTGCAATTCCGCTACTTTGCGGAATACTGGTTGAACGCGTACGGGCTGCAAAGCGGCAGCACGCAGGTGCTGGTCGGGAACGGCAACATCGGCACGTACACCTTTTCAAAAATAGATGCCAACACCTACGTGGGCGCGTTCGGCGGGCGAAGCATGACGTGGAACAGCGATTCACCCAAATCGGGGGGCAAAGACGCCGGCCTGCAAACGGCCGCCGTGCTGGCCCAAAATGCCGCGTCGTCTCAATTCAAATACAACTACTCCGCGTATGAAAAGAAGGTGTGGAGCTATGCGCCAAATACGAACGCCATGATGGGGCAACTGCCGCCGCAGGTGGCCCAAATGTCCGTGCCAAGTTGGAAATTCTTGGGCACACCGAATTCTCCCACCGAGTGCCAGACCGCGTCCATGAATGATCCCGCGTACGTCTACGACACTGTGACGTATTTCAATGCGTCGTATGACAACCCCCGAAACGGGAATAAAGCGTTTGCCGGGTCGTGTTACGGGCACGTGGCGGGGGCGCCGGAGTCCACCCTCGCGTCGGCATCCGCGCAAAGCGACAAAAACGCGACAACCATGACGCCGCCGTACAGGTACACCAAACTGGGCGGCAAAAACGGAATAAACATTTTGAAACAGTTGTACCAACTGAATGAACAAATAGTGGCGATATCGGATGATCTTAAGATTCCGCCCCCCACAAGCGGAGCAGGTGCAAGCGGAGCAGGTGCAAGCGGAGCAGGCGCAAGGAGAGAGGGGTTTACGCAATTCAGAGAAGGGTATTCAAATACCGAGCTGCTGAGAATGAATGAGGCGTACGGGCAGGCGGAAGCGGATGAATTGGAAACCAGCCGAATGCTATTGCAGTCGCGCATCAAACTGGGTGTTGGAATTGTCATTGGCGTGCTCATGGGGTATTTGGTGTACCGGTTCATGACCGCCAACAGTGAATTGCCCAAGGCAGTTCGGCAAAACGTTGATGCGGTAACTGGGGCCGTAACTGGGGCCGTAACTGGGGCCGTAACTGGGGCCGTAACTGGGGTTGCGAATATTGCTGGAAATACGGGAAGAGGCATGGACGTAGACGCGGGAGGAGACATGGGAGTAGACGCCGGAACCACCACAGGAACCACAGGAAAGACCATGGGTTAAACGCAAAATAAAACAAATACAAATACAAATATCAAATACAAATATCAAATACAAATATCAAATATCAAATACAAATATCAATAATAATAATAATAATATTTGTATTTTTATAATAGAGGACATTAAATAATACTTTAAAAAAAAAGAATGGCAAATAGAAATGATATAACATGGGACGTCATTTGGAATGAAGGAATTGGTTCTATTATATTTTACGTTGGCGATAAACAAGCGTTCCATTTGAACATAAGGGACATCACTACCGTAATAAATACGTATAATATGGGTTGGGGGACAGAGATAAAAATAACACAATTTCATGCAGCACCGCGTCCATTGAATTTCACTATTTCATTTGATATTGCCCGAGGGTTTAGTATAACGTATCAAGGGAATGTGGTAGGCACATTGCCAAACAGATTAAATGTGACTGACCCAAATAGTTTCAGAATCGTAACAACCTCTTCCAAAATCCAAGTTACTGACGTGGATGCATTGCGCGCATTGGATAACTCCGAAACGGAATACAACCGCATGTTGAGCCGGCACATGACGCAGCACAGAATACTGATGGACGATTTAATGAAGCTGTCCACGGAGTCGGGATCGGGGTCTGGTTCGGGGTCTGCCCCCCGGGATCTTCTTAAGAAGCAAAAAGCCGAGGCCGACCAGGCCGCTCTGGTGAAGCGGATTGGAACCACCATGAGCGCGCTGAATGCATCGGACCAGCGGCTCATGAAGTCCGCATCCCAATTTATGGATGAAACCAAGGCCAGCGATAAAAAAACGGCACAGCTGGTTAAAAGTGGAAACCAAAAAGGCGCCCAATTCATCAGAGACATTGATGCTTATGAAGCCCTGATTGACACCATCAACTCCCGGGAAGGGTTTGAAAATGCGTCCAAGGCCGGCGCGTTGGAAGTGAGCCAACTTAAACGGGAGAGCCATAAATACATGTTTGCAATATTGGGGGTGGTGGCATTGTATGCATTTTATAAAACGTTGAAACAAATAAAAAACGTAAATTTTAAATGACAAAATAAAATGACAAAATAAAATATAATAACTGCAATTATTAATACACATATTTTACATATATTAATACAAGTACATACACAATATGGCTTCGGCGAGTATATCAGGAAATACATATATTGCTGGCACTATTAATGGTGCGAACGCTGCCGCCCAACAAGCAACAATTTATGGATTTCTTGATCAACTGAGGACTCAGCAAAATCTTAACTGGGCTGCATACAATAACGCCGTCAGTACCCACGGTGGCACTAGCAGTCAAGCAACTACCGCAATGAATAATATTACTACAAATGCAGTCACTCAAAATAACTTGTATATAGTTGCCTCCAAAATTACTGGTTTGAATAAAACAGCAGAAGCAATTGCTGAAGAATATGATTACACTCGCAAGTTATTGCGTGATTTTGCAAGTACACAATTAGCCGACGCGAGTGCGAATGCCGAAGAACTCATCTCTGCCAACGACGGGAAAAAGCGCATGATTGAATTGAACACGTACTACGGCAAGCGGTTCAATGCCCAAGCGGGTGTGGTAAAACTGTTTATTTACACGTGTGTGCCCGTTCTGATTTTAGCCATTCTGGCGAATGCGGGACTGATCCCCACCACTATTGCCGGATTCATCATTGTTATCATTATTGTGACGGGACTCATCTACATATACGCGGCAGTGAGCGACATTAATCGCCGCAGTAAAATGAATTTTGACGAATACGAGTGGGAGTTTGACCCCTCGCGCGTGGGAAACATGTCCAATCCCAATCCGGACTACGTGAGCAAGGGCGGAATGGGCGCCGGCATCGGCAGCGGCTGCGTGAACGGCAACTGCTGCGGTCCCAACACCCTCTGGGATCCAAATAGCGGGATATGCAACGCGCAAGGCACCGGCGGCGGAACAAGCGTGACCGGGGTGGCCAGCGCTCCGGGACGAGGAGGGACTCCTTTTGGAGAATTAGCATCCATATTTTAAAACGGCAAATACTGCATGACCGCGTTATCGTAGGCGGTCACCTTGAACGCGTCGTTGTAGCCTTCCACGTACACGGTGTCGCCGGTGTAGACGTTGTCGCAGCCGTACTCGTTCGTGCAGCTGCGCCCCTTCACCGAAACCGGCAGCTTGATGAAGTTGCTCTTTTCGCTGATGGTGTAGAACTGCCACTTGTCGCGGTTTCGGAACAGCGGGCGCCCCATGAGGGGCAGAATGGTTTCGGAGCGCGTCAAAATGCCCACCTGGCGATACGCCGCGTTCGTGGTTCCCTGCGTGCTGACGTTGATCGGCACCGCTGGTCCGCGAATGTCCAGCGACGCGCGGTCGTCGCGCATGGGCGGCACGTACGGATTCAGCAGCACGTCCTCGGGCGCGTTGCTGACGCCGTAGTTGGCCCGGGTCTGAAACATGGACGGATGCTGCATTTGCTGCGCTTGTTGCGCTGGTTGCATTTGTTGCATTTGTTGCATTTGTTGCATTTGCGCTTGTTGCGGCCTTAGAAAATACACGAGGAGGGCGACCGCGGCAAGCGTGATCAAGGTCAGTGAAACGTTTTCAATGCAGAACACGCCGGGCGGGCAGCGTTTTCCGGACATTTAAGTTAAATTATAGCACGCGCGCTTATAATTTAATCCTATATAAAAATTAAGGGGCGGTCGGGGCTTTAAGGTGCGGGGGTTGCATTGCCGCTGCCCATGCCGATCTTTCCGAGCAGCCCGTCAATGCCCTTCATGTTGAACTTGTCCAGGAACCGTTCGGCGGTTTCAAGAAAGGGTTGCATGGTTTTGATGTTGTCCATCAACACCTGCTGCTGCTTCATGACTTCCTCGGTTTTCATGTTCATTGCACCGCTGGCGGCGCCAATGTTCTGCAGCGAGTCGTGGGCGCGTTCCATTTGGGCATTGCGCTGTTGTTTGTTGCCGGGGAAGGGCGAGACATCGTCATCGTCGTCGCTGTCGTCGTTGAATTTCGCCGGAGCGAGGTTGCCGTTCATGCCCTCCTTCTTTTTCTCTCCGCTCGTCTTCTTTGAGTTGGTGGGGGTTGGCTTGGGCTCAGAACCAGTCGCAGCACCAGTCGCAACACCAGTCGCAGCACCAGTCGCAGCACCAGTCGCAGCACCAGTCGCAGCACCAGTCGCAGCACCAGTCGCAGCACCAGTCGCAGCGGCCTTGGTCTCAGAAGTCGTAGCCTCTTCGGATTCCTCCTTGTTCTGCATTCCTTCGCGCGGGTTCATTCTGCTAAAATAATTAACTTTGGAAACCATGAGAAAATTGGTTGCGAGAATGGAGACCAAAAACACGATCACCATGTTCTTCGTGAAAAAGGTGCTTAAATAAGCGACAATTACGAAAAACAAGACCGCCTCAAAGTTACCCATCATCAAATATCCAACCACGTTCACGACGGCAATCACGAGCATGATGTACAACACGTTCTTGTCGGTGGCCAATGACGACGCGCGGGATTCCACCGTCTTGAACCCGCTTGCAACCGAACGAGAAATGCTTTTTAAATTTGAATTCATATGCGCAGTTAATGTATATGGTATATGTATATTATTATTTATTAGTTTATTTTTTTCGCGGGTTGCGCTAAATGCCCCGTATTTGCATGTTTGCACATACTATGCAAGACAAAACAAGACAAACCAAGACAAGGCAAGGCAATGAATCTGAATTTAGACCAGGTGGACCACGTGACGCTGGACCTCATGGTGAACCAGCCGCAGTACGAACGGTATTTGCGAATAAAAGAGGCCGACCTGAACGGGAAGTACGAAAAGGCCAAGCGCTTCTACAAGAAACGGATCGTGGAAATGACGCGCGATTTGCTGAAGGGGGAAACAGTGAACGACATTTTCGTGCTACAGTCATTCGATGCGTACGCCAAAGCGTGCATCACGTATTTTAGGAACAAGGACAAGAACGACACGCTGCAGGAGGAGCACATGGCAGAGTGCGTTGAAATTGGGTACCTGCCGCCCATTGTAGAAGGGCAAGAAGGGCAAGAAGGGCAAGAGGGGCAAGATGGTCAAGAGTCACAGCATAATTCCAAACGAAAATTGGAGATAATGATGTCGTTTGACAAACACAAGCACAAGCAGTCGCACGTGCCCACGCTGGACACGTATGTTATCAAAACCACGCCGGCTGCATCTACCGTTGCCAATCCGGTGCCCACCCCCCAGCAAAAAGAAATAAATTTGGACGATCCCAAATTCAAAACGAAAGACATTAAGCCCCGAAAAAAACAAAATGGATGAAGGAAATAAAGTGTGGTCATAATGTAATTGCACCTATGCGAATGAACCACACTAAGCGCAAGCGCAGCGACCAGAAGCGCAGCGACCAGAAGCGCAGCGACCAGAAGCGCAGCGACCAGAAGCGCAGCGACCAGAAGCGTGGAGGTAATCGCACTAAGCGTAAGCGAAGCGACCGTAAACGCAGCAACCAGAAGCGCAGCGACCATAATAAATATCCCAGTCCCAGTGTGAAGGAGTTTGAACGGCTGAAGTGCGGCCCGGTGCAGCAGCATTACTTCACGTGCTACGACAACGACACGCTGCACAAATTGAGGGACGGGTGGAACGCGCGGCATCCGGACGCGCGCGTTGAAACGAACGACCCGACCGAAATTTGGACCGCGCTGAAGCAGCGCTTCCGGGGCGTGTGCCGCAACGAAGCGTGCTGGCTGAAGCAGATTGCGGGCACCGCAGCAATCGCGGGCGACGCGACGTTTGCGCCGGAAGCCCCGAAATCCTGGATCCGCGACCCCGACGAGTGGCTCAGCAGCGACGAGATTGAGAACGTCATGAAGCAGTACGAGGACAAGTTCCCCGCGTTTGAGTTTTTGGGTCCGTCGCCCAGCGACTACAGCGCCCCCAAGCTGGCGGGCGTGTGCGTTTGGGAGGAGCTGTGCAACTTCAGTCTCAAGAAGTACGCGGATGCCGGCACGCACCAAATCGGCATCATTTTCAACACGGACCCGCACACGGAGGACGGCTCGCACTGGGTGTCGCTGTTTATCAACATAGACCGTCCTGCAAACAGCGCCAACGCCAACAACCTCAAGGGAACCGGAACCAACAACGACAACCTCAAGGGAACCGGAACCAGCAACAACAACAACAACAACTACATCTTCTTTTTTGACAGCACCGGCGACCGCCCGCAAAAAGAAATCCGAGAGTTTATAAAAACGGTGACGCAGCAGGGGCGCTCGCTGGGCATCCGGTTCAAGTACCACGAAAACCGGAAGCAGCACCAGAAACGCAACACGGAGTGCGGCATGTACGCGCTCTTCATGATCGTGAATCTCATTGAAGGCACGCGCACGCCGGAGGAGTTCATGCGCGGCGACCGCATTCCCGACAGCCACATGCTGGAATTCCGCAAGGAGTATTTCAACCAGGGAGGTAGTATTTAATAATTTAACATAACATTTAACATAACATTTAACATCTAATCCATGTGTCAAAAACACATTTAAACAAAACATCGTAGCATGAAATATAATTAAAAGTAATATATCATGCGCGCCACCGTGTGCCTGAACATGATTGTGAAGAACGAGGCGCACATCATCCGCCAAACGCTGGAAATGTTGTGCTCCAAAATACGGTTTGACTACTGGGTCATTTGCGACACGGGGTCCACCGACGCCACCCGAGAAATCATTCAAGACTTTTTCGGCAACAGGGTGCACATTCCGGGCGAGCTGCACTGCGACGAGTGGGTCAATTTCGCGCACAACCGCACCAAGGCGTTGACCTACGCGCACAACAAAACGGACTTGCTGCTCGTGTTTGATGCGGACGACGCCATTTGCGGCACCATCCCGCTGCCGACGGCGGTGACGCACGACGAGTACCACCTCAAATTCGGCGCGCCCAACACGGGGGATTCCACGTACACCCGAACCCAGCTCATCAACAACCGCAAGCGCTTCCGGTATTACTCGGTCCTGCACGAGTACATTTCCTGCTTGGAGCCGTCTCCCGACCCCCACCGGAGGGTTTGCGTCCTGGAAGGCGACTACTACGTGGTGTCGGGGCGCAGCGGGGCGCGCAACCGGGATCCCGACAAGTACTTGAAGGACGCGCTGCTGCTGGAAGCGGCGCACGCCGAGGCGCTGGCCGCCGGCGACGACCTGCACACGCGGTACGCCTTTTATTGCGCCAACAGCTTTCGGGACTGCGGTAAATACGAGGACGCCATTCGCTGGTACAAAACCACCATGTCGCAGGACAACTGGGTGCAGGAGAAGTACTTGGCGTGCATTTACGCGCACGAGTGCTACGCGGCGCTCGGGCAGAAAGAACACGGGTTCTTCTATTTGGTGAAATCGCTGTCCTATGATTTGGAGCGCGCGGAGGGGGTGTACGCGCTGATTCAGCATTATTGCAGCAGCACGCCGCCGGCAGCCGACAATGTCAATTTTCAAATTGCGTACAACTATTACCGCATCGTGCAGCCGCATTACGAGCGGGCGCAACTGGAGGTTGAACCCCAGTTTAAGCTGTTCGTGCAGCCCGACAAAGCCAACTTCTTTCTGCCGTACTACATGATCATCGTGGCGGATCGGGTGGGCGACCGCGCGTGCGGGATTCGGATGTTCGAAATCATTTTCCGCAAGAAGCAGTGCATGGTCGCGCACTGGTACTTGCGGAACCTCTTTTACAACGTGCGCTGTTTTGTGGATCACATTCGCAAGGACACGCTGGGAGTGTTTGCCGCGCTTGCAAACGACTACTTGCGGTTCCTGCACGAGAACGGCGTGCCGTTGAGCATTTTTGATGAAATTGCGAGCACGTACGATTACGGGGCGCACGGGATTGAACTGTCGCTTCAGCCATTGCCTTTGACTTTGCTTCATCAGCCTCTGACCAATTCTGCGTCCTTCTCTCGCGCCGCGTGCAGGAGCAGCCGGGCCGTCCTGTTCTACACGGGGTACAACAGCGTGCCGTGGAATTACAGCGGCATGGCGCGCGGGGCGTTGGGCGGCTCCGAAAAGGCGGTGGCGTACTTGTCGCTTGAACTGCTCAAGCTGGGGTACACCGTGTACGTGTCGGGGGACGTGCAGCCCGAAGAAATCGCGATTGCGAACACCAAGTGCCGCCTGAAATACGTGGCGCTGCCGGATTTGCCGGAGCTGCTGCGCACCACGGCGTTTCACACCATTATTTGTTCGCGCTACGTGTCGTTTTTGGAGCTGTACGGGGCAAACGCGGCGTGGCACCAGTTCTACATATGGGCGCACGACACGCACCTGTTGCCGTACGGGTGCGCCCTGAGCGACACGGCGATTGTGGAAAAATGGTCGGCCCGCATTGACGGATGCGTGTGCCAGACGCGGTGGCACGCCGACGAGTACGCGCGCCGGTACCCGACCCTGCAATCCAAGATTCGCGTCATTAATAATGGAATTGATGCCGCATTATTCCCTGCCCTTGGATCCCTTGGAAAAAAGGTGCGGAACCGGTTCATTTACACGTCGCGCACGGAGCGCGGCTTGAGCCGAATCTTGGAGTTGTGGCCCGACATTATTGCGGCGATGCCGGACGCCACGATGGTCATTTCAACGTATGTGGCGTTCCCCTGCAACGACGACGAGCGCCGGATTCAGGCGTGCATTGCCCAGTTGAATGAGCGTCATGGAAATGACTGCATTCGGCACCTGGGCCAGCTCAATCCCGAGCAGCTGTACGCCGAAATGGGCGCGGCGGAGTACTGGCTGTACCCCACGGACTGGCCGGAGACGTCGTGCATCACTGCCATGGAAATGCTGATGTCGGGCGTGATTTGCTTGTATTATCCCGTCGCGGGACTGACGGAGACGATGGGCGGCTGCGGCATCCAGGTTGCGCCCGGGACCGAAGTGGAGACACTCTGCCGAATAACCTCGGATGAAACGCAGAAAGCCAAGCAAAGAGAGCAGGGCCGCGCTTATGCCGAGGGCTGCACCTGGGCGCACCGGGCGCAACAGTGGGTCCAGACGCTGGCATTGAACCCATTGAACCCATTAAACGAATTAATGCAAACATTGAAGAAAAATACAATGCAAGAATATGATTTTGGAATATTCAAACCCAAATCCAATTCATTGGCGCCAAGAATCCAAAAAATAGTTGACTTCTTACGCGCGAATCATTTTTCCGTGCACGAATGCGATAATATGGACAGCGAGGTGGCAAAATGCAAAATCATATTGCACGTGTATGAAAATGCGAACGACGATGCATTTGATGACGAACGTTGGATCCGGTTAATAGAAGCCGGGATCAGCGTTGTCTCCGAGCCGTGTTGCGATTTGGATGCCGACTTCATGCAAAAATACCCGAACGCAAGGGTCATTGCATACGATGATTTTTTTGACATTGGAACCATGGTGGATTGTTACAACAATCCGTTTGCAAGCAACGCGCACAATGCGCACGTGTTGGGCGTTTTGAACAAGTGTTATCATGAAATAGATATTCCTGTGGCGCATGTGTCATTTTTGAAGAAGTTGAGTTTGGAATTCAATCCGGAAAAAATGGTGGTGTATGACATCGGGTCCAGCGTGTTGCATTGGAGCCGGCATGTGCAACAAATCTGGAAACACCCCCGCATTTATGCGTTTGATGCCATGACCGAGATGAAATTATATTACGACACGTACAATGAAACAAAAAATGCGGCACTGCAGTTTGAGTACAGCGTGGGGGTTCTGTGCGATGAAGACTATAAACGGATCGCGTTTTATCAGAACGATGATTTTTCGGGTGGAAATTCGTACTACAAGGAAGTCGGCCACCCCAATTCGCACACCATTTTCACCGAAAACCACGTCAAGCACAAAATGGGGATGAAATTGGAAACCGTGGTGAAAAACAGGCGCTTTCCGTTGCCCGATTTAATCAAAATTGACGTGCAAGGCGCGGAGTTGGACATTCTGAAAGGCTCCATGGGCATCATCAACCGCGCGAAATTCCTCATTGTGGAATTGCAGCACACGGAATATAACCGGGGTGCTCCGCTGTGCAATCAGACGCGTGACTTTCTGATTGAGAATGGATGGAAAGTGTATGCCGAGAAATTTTCCAATAACGGTCCGGATGCGGACTGGTGTTTTATAAATAGAAATAGAAATAGAAATCCGCAGGTATCATCCACCCCCCACCCATAAAACGGTGATCATCAATTTGAAACGGCGAACCGACCGGAAAGCGATGATGGAGTCCCGGTTGCAAGCCCAAAATATAACCGAGTATGAATTCGTGGATGCCGTGGACGGGAGCCAGCTACTTCCCACTGCATACATTCGGCGGTTGTTCCATGGCAACAATTTCAATTATCGTAAAGGGGTCATCGGTTGCGCCATGTCGCATCTGGCCTTGTGGAAGCGGTTGATGCACGACACCAGTTGCGACGTGTACGTGGTAATGGAGGATGACGCAGAACTGGTTGATGATTTTGAAGTGAAATTGGATAAAGCGATCCGGTTGTTTGCGAGTGACCCCCGCGCGGAATTGTGTTTCATTTCCGGGTTTTCAATCACGGAACCATGCACAAATGCGAGCAACCTTCAACTTATTAAAAAAGATAATAATCACGACATGGGAACTGGGGGATACCTTATCAAAAAAAGTGGCGCCGTTCGGTTTGTGGATTACTACAACACTCATTCAATGAAGGTATCTATAGATGCAGCCATTGTATTTGATTTCAATGAGCATCTGTACGAAATGAATCAGCATTTAATTAAATCGCCATTTTGGACCGGACACCGA